CCTCGGCGGCCACGGGCGTCCGGACGGTGAAGATCCGCGTGGAATGCGCATCGTCGCCAGCCGGCCCGTGACCCGTGATACCGCACACGCCGTAGGCAGGCAGATCGGTTTCGCCGAGGTTCAATGCCAGCGCCGACACCGCGGCTTCGCGGATGATCTTCGTGGATGACGGCAGACGCAGGCTAATGCCGGCGGGCGAAACGCTGCCGTTCATTCCGCCGATATTCAGGCCCTGGACGAGCCGGGCGCTGTCGGCCAGCTCATCAATCTCGCTCGCGTAGAGTTTGTCGCCGGTTTTCTTGTCTGGGATCACATCAGACCCCCAGGCCCAGGCAGGAGAACTCGACCAGATCATAAACCTGCGCGACGTGGACGGCCTTCGGCGCATAGGTCATGTTCTCGCCGGCCGTGTCCGCGACCCGCGCGTGTTCTTCCCAGAGGTATTCGTGACCGCCCTTGATGACGATGCCGGGGCCGCTCTCGCCGCCACCGTAGTCTTTCGTGGCGGTGAGGCTGATGGCGAAGTTGTACTCCAGATACCATTTTCCGCGGCCGCGTTGGTTGGCTGTGGCCCCCAGGAAAAGCACCTCCAGATCCTGCCAGAGTTTCCACGCCGACTTGTTCACCGAATGGCCGGCCAACTGACTCAGCATCCTCCAATAGCCTGCGTCGAGGGCGTCGAAGGTCCGTTTCTCCCGGTAGGTGGACTTCGGCCGATAGACATCAACGCCCGTAATGCGTCCGTCGCTGTCCACGTTGATGAGATCGCCGACCGCGTCGGCCGTGACCGGATAGTGCAACTGGGAGATGGCCCGCACGATGTGGACCGTCTCGCCCATCGCGCCGAGTTCCCTCTGGAAATCGTCGCTGCCGTCGCCTTGGTTTAACTGCTTACGCGCCAGGAGATCCTGAGTGCCGTACCGGCAGACGAGTTTCAGCGCCGGATGCGGCTCCACCATCAGCACGCTGAAGCGTCGTTCGATCACGAAGAGATCGAGCGAGCCATCGCCGTAAGCCTCGGCGTACTGTGGGCCGAGGGCCGCGGCTTCGCCCGGATCGTCCTCGCCGGTGATCGTGAAGCTGCGTTCCATCGTGCGGGAGAATTCGCCATTGCGCTGCGTCTCCGAGAGATCGCGTGACTTCACATCTTCGGTGATCGTGGTGGCTGCCATATCAGTTCAGCGTGGCCCCCGAATCGCCGGACTTGCCCTGCTGGATGAGTTCGGCCGTGTTCTTCGCGACCTCCTCAATGGCGGTGAGCTGTTTCTCGAAGATGCCGCTGGCGCCGATCTCGCCCATCGCCGACCCGGAGAACGTGCCCACGGTGGAGAAACCGTCCGAACCTTTCGGCAGGCCGGTGTCCAACGCCATGCTCACCGCGCGGGTATACGTGTCCTTGTCCATACCCTTGTCCGAAAGATCGTTCAGGCGTTCCAGTTCGGCGTTGAGTTTTTCTGTCGGGGTCCGTGTCGCCTCGAAGACCGCGTTGATTTGCGATTCTCTTGCGCTGATTTCCTTGTTTGACCTGGCCAGGGCGTCCGTGTCCACTTTCGCCGCGACCTTGGCCTCGGCCTCGGCCTGCTTCAGCGTCGCGTCGGTCAGCTTTTTCTTTGCCTCCGCGGCCTTGTTCCACATCTCCGTATTTTTCTCTTGCGCATCAGCCAGAATCTTGCCCGTGACACCTGCCGCCTGTAACGCGTAGACGTATTCGCGGAGGGCCTCGCTCTGCTTGGCGTATAAAGCGGCTTGCTTTTCCGCCTTTTCGGTTTCGTTCGGCGCCGCGTATTCGCGCGCCAGGGCGCCAGTTGGAGTCTGCGAAATCTCCTGCTGGTGGATGTCCTGGAAGGCTTTGTTGACGGCGGCGGTCGGCCCCATTGCATTCCTGTACCGGTTCTGTGCGGCTTCGAGGGCGTCGACGTCCTGTTCGAGTTGGGCCTTCTGCGTTTGGTAGGCGTTTGAAAGTTGCCCGCTGCCCGAGTAGAGACCGCTGCTTTTGGCGTCTTCCTTCAGCTTCTGGAGTTCAGTCCGTTTTTCCTGGAGCGCCTTGTTGCCTTCCGCGTACTGATCGGTGACGTTGAACTCTTCCTTTTTTCCAAACTGATTCTTGTACGCCTTATCGAGGGCCGTCGTCGTTTCAGTCACCGATTTCTGCATCGCGGCCGTGGCCTTGTCGCTGGCCTCTGCGACTTCTTTCCAGGCGAAAACGATGCCGAGGATCGCCGCCGCCGCCAGACCCGCGGGGCCGGGAAACATCATCACGGCATTCGCCATCTGGGAAAGCATCTGGCCGGATTGGCCTGAGACCGTGGACACCATCCCCATGCTCTTCCGCATGGTGAGCTGCGCTTCAGCCGCCTTATCGAAGGAACCCTTAACGCCGTCGAGGGATTTCTGCGCACCGGCAAAGGCATTGTTGAAGTCCGAAGACAGGCCGGAGCCGATCTCGATGTACGCGCCGCCAGCCTTGATGTCACTTGCGCCCGGCATCCTGGTCTCTCCGTCGTTGCGCGCGTTTCCATTCGCGCCACTGCTGGTCTTTCTGCTCCTCGGTCAACTTCTTCGGCAACTGCGACCTACCCGGTTCTGGCGGTCCCGCGCGTGCTTTCGCCTCCGCCTGCCGCAGCGGATGGCAGTCATCCAGCGTCACCTTCGCGTGTGGCGCCGCCGCGTGGAACGCGATCCAGGCCGTATGGTTCCACCGTTCCTCCCGCAGCGCCCGCGCGCGCCAGGCCAGCTCCCGCAGGGTGAAATCGTCGCAATGCTGCACTCCCGCCAAGGCAGCGATTCGCCAGATCAGTCGCCACGTCCACGGTTCGCCGTCGCTTTCGTCGGTCTTTCGTCCGGGTTCTGGGGCAGGAAAAAATCCGAGTAGGCGCCGACAACGGCCTCAGTGAGGCTGGCCAGGACCTGCATCGAACTGATCGAGTCGAGAAAATCTTCACGCAGCACCTGCCGTTCGACAATCTCGTCAGCGCAGGCGTGGAACGCGAGCTCGATCACCGAGGCGTAGCGCTCCTCCAGGATGTCGAGCTGCAGCCGCGGCAGCGTGGCCCGCGGCATTTTCTCCTCGGAGATATGCGCCGGCCGGGGAACGATCTCGAACGGGTTGGTGTCAGTGTCGCGGGCGAAACGCATCATCGTGCGGCACGTGATCCGCGGATGCCAGACTCGCCCGGCGCTATCGGTGAAACTGCGTGCCATCGCTTCCTCCTGATCCGAGCCGCGCGCGTCGTCGCGCGCGGAAGGACGGGCGGGCGAGACGCCCACCGCTCCTACGCGAACACCAGGGCGTCGGTGCCTTGCAGCTTGAAGGGGGCGAGGATCGCGCCACCCATGCCCATGTCCAGGTTCAGTTCGCTGACAAAACAATGGCCTGTGCGAGTTTTTCCGCCGTTCACACTCAGCACCAAGTCAATATGCTCGGTGCCGGCGAGCACGGCGGTCAGCAGGGTCTCATAGGAATCGCTATCCGCAACGCGGATCTGGCCTCCGTTGACAGACCATTCGTCCAGTGCGGCCAGACTCTCCTCCCAGCCCGCGCCGGCTCGTGAGGAAACGTCCGCCATTCCTACTTCGCAGGAAAGTTCCACGTCCACGGCCCGCGCGATCGTCGTCGCGCCGCTGCCTGGATTCAGTGACAGCGTGGCCTCGTACCCCTTGCCCGGACTCGCGATTGCCATGACAATCTCCTCTCAAAGTGCGCCGTCTTATCAAGCCTGTGGTGTGACGCGTGTCAGTTGGCCCGTTCCCTGGAAGGCAAGTTGGCATTTGACTGCGTCATTCAACGACTCGGTTTCCTTGTACGTCTTCACCAACACGTTGCCGGAAAAGCCGTAACCCGCCAGGTCCAGGATGATCATGGGGAGAACCGTCTTTTTGATCTTCCCCGTATCCAGCAAGAGCAGCAGCGCGGGATCGGCGTGCATGTAGACGGCGTTACCGCTGAGGTTCCAGTTCAGCATTCCGGGAATGAATGACTTGTGTCCGAGCCCGGCACGGGAGGAGGCATCCATCGGTTTGCGTGTCAGCGACAACTTGAGATCGCCAGCCGCACCGGCTACCTGGCCACCGATTTTCAATTCCATCGTGTAACCGGCCTTGGGGATCTGCGTCTCTGCCATGATGGTACTCCTCCACGGGCGGGACGCCCGTGCTACCTATGCCAACGTCTCCAGCACGGTCACGCGCACGCGGATCGTGTAGCCCGGAAAGCCCAGGCCGTCGTTTGTGTTCGCGGGCGGTTCGGCCACGCAGCCGCATTCGCTGAAACCCGTGATGTACGGATTCAGATTGAGCCGCCCCAGAAAGAGCCAGCAGGCTTTCGCCAGCGCCCGCGTGGCTTTGCTCGTGTAGCTTTTCGAGCCGAAGATCTGGACGTCCACATTCAGATTCGCCCCGCGCCGGCTGCGGCAAGCAAAACCGCTGTCGCCGCCGATCTCGTTGATGAGGATCGCGGGCAGCGCCGCGTCCTGGGGAAGTTCGTCCGTGAAAATGCAGGGCTTACCGCCATACTGCGCGAGCACCGCGCAGATCGCCGCCGCGGCCGGCACGGCTGGATCCACCAAGGCTTTGAAGATCGCGTCGGCAATCATGGTTCGACCGGCCCCCCGATCGGGAGATCGCGGAAGAGTTCCGGGAATTGCGCGACGCTATGATCGAGCGCCGGCCGCATGAAGGGCCGCGGCGGAATCTGGATGACGCCCGTCCGCTGGCTGAGATGCCAGCCAAACGCCCAGGCGAGGAACCCGCGCATCTTGGGCGTGACCATGATGCATGCACCAAATTCATGCACGCGCCCATACCACCCTTTCGCGGTCGGGCCGACGACGTAACTCTGCGGGCCGCTCTTGGCGGAGGCGATGCTGTCACGCAGATTCCCCGAGCGCAGGAATGGCGGCTGGCCTGGCGCGCTGCTCTGGTATTCGATGGGCGTTTTCTTGTCGCCGAACTGCGCCATGCCCATCTGTTTCGATCCGCGCGATAGAAGTTGCTTGGCCTCAGCCTCGATCAGGCCGGCGCACTGTGCCACCCGCGCGGCGGTCCCGCCTTCGACGCGGCGCCGGACCTCGTCTACGTTCAGCCAGGTTTTGCAACGCATGTCCGACATCGTTTGCGCTCCAGGAGATTAGATGCGGTCTCACGGGTTGATCGGCCGCGTCTGTCTCTCCAGGTCCAGTTTCCGCCACAACGTTCCGGGCACGTGATGCAGGCCGACCACCCGGTAGTACGCGCCGTCCACATCCAGGATGTCGCCGGCGTCAATGTCCTCGTTCGCCTCCACGATGGCGGCGATCTTGTTGTCGTGCTCTTGCAACGTTCCGTACACGACCAGGGCGCCGGCCAGAGCCTCCGTCCAACCGCCTTCGCCGTCCTGCGTCTTGGTCGGGCGGTAGCGCGTAATCGGGGAAGGCATTGCACACCTCAGACCACATCACACACCCGCTGCCGGAACGGACGCAGCAACTCGTTGATCCCGCTGTCGGCTATTTTGCCCCACTGCAACGTCACACCGGCCGCGATGTTTTCCGTTTCGCCGCCGCGCTGAACGTATGCGCGGAAGACGAGCTGCAGCACTGCGAGTTGCAGCGCCGGCGGCAACACCGCGTAGCCGGCCGTGTACGCCGCATGCCAGCGGGCCTTGCCCGCGGGCCAGATCACATCCACGATCTCGCCGGCGTCGTCGGCCATGCGGATGTCCGCGCGATGGATCGCGGCATCCTGCTCGGCGTCACTGTCCCAGTTGTCGGTGACCTCATCAATTTCGGCGATCGGGAGAAACGTCGGCCGCAGCGTGAGCTCGCCGCCGTCGAGGTCCTCTTCAAACTCGTCGCTGGCGAGTTTGATCCCACAATAGCGCTCGACGTAATCCTCGGCGCTGTCAATCATCGCCCGCACGGCCAAGTCCTGCGCCGCATGCGCGATCTGCAGGTGCTGTTTCACGAGGATCAAGCCGACGGCGCTCATCATTTCATCCCTTCAAGGGCTGGCCTGGCCGGCAGGAGGACGCCGGCCAGGCCAATCGCTCACCCCCGCCAGAGTGAGCGGCCGTCTCCTACTTCAACTTCATCGTGATCGTGACCACGTATGTACCCGTCGTCGAGGCGGCGCTCAACACGATGCCGATACGGTTGCCCGCAGCCAGATCGAGATCGGCGGTGGTACTGGTCAGCGTCGGGGTCTGCACTGTGTACGCGGTAGTGTGGACATCAATGGCAGCAGCCATCGGAGTCGTGGCCGCGACCGGTGCATTCGTACTCGTTGCCTTGACGACGGTCATTGTCAGGGCCGTGCCGGCGTCAACGTCGTTCACCTCATCAATCCGGGTCACCGTATAGGCGCGATCCGCGATGAAAATGTCGTAGATCGTCTTCGTGGCGATCGCCGGAATGTAGCAGGTGATCGTCTTGTATACCGGCACGATCTTCCCGCCCACGGTCAAGGCATCGGCATCGGTCAATGCCATCGTTTTGCCGGTGACCAGCGTGGTATTTCCGTTAATCGTCGTGGCGCCGGTGGGGAGCGAACAGATCCCCGTGCCGAGCGACATGTCCAGGTAGCCGATGCCGGCGGCGCACAGCAACCCTTTGTCCGCGACGAGCGTCGTCGTTCCATAGAGCGAGACCGCGCCGTAACTCGTCTTGAACGTGCCTGAGCCCAGGTGGAGATCCACGGCCGTCGAACCCGCAGAGCAGGTGAGATTCTTATTCGCGGCGATGTTCGTTGTGCCGCTCAACGTGCCAGCGCCGCTCGGCGTAACGAATGTGCCAGTCATGTCGCCGAACGTCACTGAACCGCTGCCCGCCGTGGCCGTGACATTCTTATCCGCACCAACGGTCAGATCGCCGGCCACACTCAGCGTGAACGGAACGCGTAACACTTCCACCTGGCTGCCATCCGCCGCCGCGGCAGTGAGGAGAGTTCCGATGCGCGATCCGACTACGGACGCAGACACTTTGCCCGACGCCGCGGGGTAAACCACGGTGCCCGCGGCGATCACGCCGTCGGCAATCATGGTGCTGGTGCCCGTGCGCGCCAACTTCACGCCGACAGGTTCATGAGCGATGCACGGCGCCGTGACGCTGCCGATGTCGTCTTCGCCCGAGCCGGCCTTGACGACGGTCACGCCGGAGAGTTTCACACGCAGACCCGCGGTCGCGATGATCTCGCCGGCCTCGAACGTGCGGACGTTTTCGTACTCGGCGCAGAACGCCGTCAGGGAGAGCAGCGCGATCGCAATGGCGCTGCCCAAAAAGTTCAGAGAGCCTTTCATGGGATTCCTTTCGTTCATTGTAGCACGGGCATCCTGCCCGTGATTCATGGGCGAGACGCCCATGCTACGCTTCGGTTTGCGCCGCCCGACAACGGAGGGCGCTGTCAGTTACGCAGCGGCCACCTTGCCATCGGCGCTGNCCGGCTTCCAGAGGCAGATGATCTCAACCTCGCCCAGGACGGCGCTGGCCGTGCCCGTCGTCAGGATGATGTNCGCGCCGTTTTCGATCAGCAACGGCGACGGTTCCGCGTGCGGGTTGGCCTGGCTGGCGTCCACCCAGGCCAGATTCAGCACCAGGTGACCGAGGGCCGTCAGGGGGATGATCGCCGCGGTATTGCCCGCGATCCCAACCTCCAGCGTCATCCCGCCCAGACTGGTCGGCGTGATTTTCACGCGACCGTAGACGATCGCCTTGACCATGCCGTCAACGTCAAAAAGGGTCTTCGGCGTTCCGAACAGCATATCGGCGGCGAGGACGGTCTTTCTCGCCACACGATAACATGCGTCTTCAAACGTCCTCACTGTTCTCTCCTCGTTTCAGGTCCTTCATTGGCTAAGTGGCGGCGGACACGGCGCCCGCCGCCTTGACGAATGAGTCCACCCGTCAGGCCGCCAGGGCGCAGAACGCGCGCGTGCTGGAAACCTTTCCGCCGATCTGGACGAAGACGACGTAGAGGATCAGGCCGCGCTCAGCATAGCGATGCTCGCTCTTGCTGATCACGATCTCCTGCTCCATCGGCACGATGTACTGGCTGAAATCGCCAAACGTCACGTCGCCCAGCGCGCCCACGGCCATCCGTTGCGTGGCCTTGAACGGCCGGCCCAGCAACGAATCATAGGTCCCGGTCTGCGGGTTGATCGGCATGAGCGGCCGGCCGACCGCGTCGGTTTCGAGCTTGAGACTTTCGAGCGCGGTGTCGCCGAGGATCCACACGCAGTTACCGCGCAGTTGCGGCGGCACGCCATGCTGGATGTGGACGAGGTCCTCGTAGCAGACCTCATTGGCCACGGCACGCGCAACCGTGCCGATCGTCGTCGCCGCCGCGCTGGTATCCAGGATCCCCAGCGGCTTCCCGATCCCGTTGCCGGCGATCAGCGCTAGGTCAATCTTGTGCGCAACCACGGCGCGGAACAGGCCGTTGAGCAGCGCTTCGATGTCTATCGCGCTGCGGTTCAGGAGCGTCCGGGACAGGCTCGTCTTCGCGGCGAGTTCGTGTGTGTTGTACGTTCGCTGCTCGAACAGCGGTTCGCTGTCCGGCTTTTCGGCGCCTTCCGCCGTC